TAGTATACAGTACAGGGGGTCTCTCTTATGGATGTAACTTTAGAAACAGACCAAGACCTCATTGACCATCAGTTACAGTTAGAAACTGACATGATTACTGGTGGCATCGAGAGGTTTAGAAAAGAACGTGACGCCTCAATAGAACGTGGCAGAGAAAGCCACACTCTACATGGCAGAGTGATAGTATCAAGGCTAGTAGATGACGTAGCTTTGGGCATAGAGGAGTGGATAAAAACTCCAAGCAATGTATCACGTGACATAGCGTGGAAGAAAGTAAAGGACTGTAACGCAGAGCAACTTTCTTTCCTCAGTCTTGTCACGCTAGTTGATAGCATCAGTAGAAAGAATACACTGATGTATGTAGCACGTAGCATTGGTGCTTCTATTGAGATACAAGACAGGCTAGACAGATGGATAGCAGACGAAGGTGACATAGCACGAAACACAATCAAGCAAGCTATGAAGAAAGCCTATGGTGCTAGACGTTATGGCCTGACAAACAAGATGAACAAGGATGGCTACAAAGAGAACGCATGGCTACAGTCAGAGCGTATCCATGTAGGCTTCAAGATGGTAGACATTATCATCAGGTCTACAGGCATAGTCAAGCTGAGTACACAGCAAGCAAAGCGTGGACGCAAGACAACATGGGTTGTGCCTGAGATGGAAACACTTGATTGGATTAATTCATTCAATAGTTTTGCAGAAACACATAGACCAAGACTACTACCTTGTGTTATAGTTCCAAAGGATTGGACTGACGTGACAGGTGGTGGGTATCATGGTCACGAGATTAACAAGCTACCAATAGTGAGGCGTAGATGAGCATAAAGACACACTTGAAAAGGTTGAGGCAGCAAGACTTGACAGAAGAATACCAGTGTCTCAATACACTACAGCGCACTGAGTGGCGCATAAACAAGAAGGTTCTTGAGGTCACACGAAATTTGTGGGACAATGGGCATCAGGTAGGCAAGCTTCCATCACGTGAAGACTTACCACTACCGCCATACCCATTCGACAAAGAACCAAACGAATTGACTGAGGAAGAGAGGGAGTTGTTTCGCACGTGGTCAGGCAAGCGTAATCAAATCTACTCCTTAAACAATCGTAGCATGAGTAAGCGTGTGCAGGTAGAGCGTACACTGAAGATAGCAGAACAATATAGTAAGTATGACAGGTTCTACTATGTTTGGCAGAACGACTTTCGGTCTCGCAAGTATGCGAGTAGCACCTTTCTCTCTACTCAGTCAGCCGATTGGAGCAAGGCTCTGCTAGAGTTTAGCTATCCCATGCCCATAACTAATTGGGATGAAGCACGATGGTTGTGCATACATGGAGCTAACCTGTTTGGTAATGACAAAGTTAGCCTAGATGAAAGAGAAGCTTGGGCTTGGGACTTTGCAGAGAAAGAAGCAAGCAGGATTGTAGATAATCCATACGACAATCGCCTGTGGTTAGAAGCAGACAAACCTTTTCAGTTCCTATCTTGGTGCTATGAGATGTCTGGTCTACTACGAGAGGGGTGGGGCTTTGAGACACGTCTACCTTGTGCGGCAGATGGCTCTTGTAATGGGCTACAGCACCTCTCCGCTATACTACTGGACGAAAGAGGGGGCAAGGCAACCAACTTGATAGCTGGTGACTTACCTCAGGACATCTACACACAGGTAGCAGAAGAGACTACACGAAAGATAAAGCAAGATGACACTGAACTAGCACGTAAGTGTCTAGAATTTGGCATCGACAGAAAGATTTGTAAGCGTTCTGTTATGATTGTACCTTACTCAGGCACACGTCACGCCTGTAGAGAGTACATAGCAGAGGCTATAGAGGAGAGGATAGAGAAAGGACAGGCTAATCCATTTGGAGATGACTTGTTTGAGGTGTCTCACTACTTGTCCATACATGTGTGGGATGCTATCGCAGATGTAATTGTATCTGCAAGAAAGGTGATGAAATACTTGAAGGATGTATCAGCAGTCTACGCTGAACACAACACACAGATGGAATGGATAACACCTACAGGCTGGTTGGTGTTACAAAATTACAGTGAAACAGATAGCAAAAGGATTAAGACACATATTAATGGTAACACTGTGTCGCTGTCGTTTATAAAGGACAGAGAGAACACAGTAAACCGCAAGCGTACTAACTTGGGTAGTAGTCCTAACTTCATTCACTCGTTGGATGCAGCAGCAATGACTAAGACTATTAACAAGGCAGTCACACAAGGTGTTGAAGACTTTGCAATGGTACATGATAGCTATGGCACACACTCTACACACATGCCTAGATTATCCTCTGTACTGCGTGAGGAGTTCGTCAATATGTACGAACAGCATGATGTCTTGACAGAGTTGAGAGACCATGCTACAATAGTGCTTGGCACTCAGGATATTCCTGAACCACCAAGTAAAGGTAACTTAGATTTGAGAGGCATACTGAAGTCTCAGTATTTCTTTGCTTAATTCTAAAGTTACATCATAGCCAAATCAATAACGAACAGGAGATAAAATGGAAGTTATTAAAGGTAAAGCTAGATGGGCTAAAGTGTTTGAACCAGACACACGTTATGTTCCTGAAGGTGAGTACTCAATTCAGGTTGTAGTACCTGAGAGCGAGGCAGCAGAAGTGTGTGAACAGCTAGACAAGATGGCACAAGCCAAGCTTGAGGAAGCTGTCAAGGAAAATCCAAAGTTAAAAACAGTCCTGTCCACACGTTCTTGTTACGACAATGATACAGACGAAGCTGGTACACCTACTGGTGATATCGTCTTCAAGGCTAAGATGAAAGCACGTATCAAGTCACGTGATGGTAGAGTGTATGAGCAGAAGCCAGCAGTGGTAGATGCAAAACGTACACCGATGGATGGTAACGCTTTGATAGGCAATGGCTCAGTAGTTAAGATGGCTGTTGAACCTTTCCCATACATGATGCAAGCAACCAAGAGCGTGGGTGTTACGCTACGCCTCAAGGCTGTACAGGTTATCGACTTGGTAGAGTATGGTAATTCTGTGTCTTCCATCTTTGATGAAGAGGATGGCTTTGTTACTAAGGCAGTAGCAAAGGATGATTCTGTAGACGTGTTTGGTGACAGCGCAGATGCCGAAGGGGACTTTTGAGGAAAGGGTCATTGATGACCTGAACGTACGTGATGTTCCATATATGTATGAACCAGATAAGCTGGCGTACTATGTGGAGCGTCACTACGTACCTGACTTGAAAGTTGGTACTATGTATGTAGAGTTGAAGGGGTACTTCAGACAGGATGCACAACGAAAGATGAAAGCTGTCAAGGCACAGCATCCAGAGTTGGACATCAGGTTCGTATTTCAAAACGCACAAGCTACGATACAAGGTGCAAAGAAAAGAAAGGATGGGTCAAAGATGACCTGCGCTGAGTGGGCAGAACGTAATGGTTTTGTCTTTAGTGAAGGAACGATACCTGAGGAATGGTTATGAGCATTGTAGATATTACAGAAGAGATTGCATCTGAGATTGACGTGAACGCTGAGTTTAACAAGAATGGTCTGAGCATATCTGTATTCGTAGATGAAGCTGAGATACATGAGCATGTTGACTTTGTGGACATGGCCTATATGATGGTACAAGACGAGGACAAGTATCCACCAGAAGTACTGGACAAAATACGAAAAGGTCTAGCACGAATGGTAGATATCCTAGAGGATGTAGAGGATGACTGAGGAAGGTGAGTTTATCAGGCATACAGCCTGTCCTCACTGTGGCAGTAGTGATGCCAATGCTTTGTATAGTGATGGTAAACACTACTGCTTCTCGTGTCAGACCTTGACACCAGCAGATAATCAAGAGGAAGTAATGGCTAAACTTGAAACACACGATACAGTATTCTTGGACGTGGAGTTCAAGGAACTGAGCAAGCGTAAAATTTCACAGAAGACCTGTGAGTTTTGGGGCTATGGTCTGTCAGAGTACAGAGGACAGAAGGTACAGGTAGCCAACTACAGAGGCAGAGATGGAGAACTAAAGGCACAGAAGGTACGCTTTGCCAACAAGGATTTCTCTGTCATTGGTGATGCCAAGCAGGTTGGTCTGTATGGTGAGCATCTTTGGAGAGATGGTCAAGGTGGTAAGTTCATCACTATTGTGGAAGGTGAGCTTGATGCTCTGTCTCTTGCACAGGTTATGGATAACAAGTGGCCTGTAGTGTCACTCCCATCAGGTTGTACATCTGCCAAGAAAGCGATAGGTAAATCTATTGAGTGGCTATCTAAGTATGAGTACGTAGTACTTATGTTTGACATGGATGAGGCAGGACAGAAAGCAGCTAAAGAATGTGCTACTGTACTACCACCAAACAAATGTAGGATAGCATCTCTACCGCTTAAAGATGCTAGTGAAATGGTACAGGAAGGTAGAGTTAGAGAGTTACTAGATGCTGTCTACTCAGCTAGAACCTACAGACCTGATGGAATTGTAGCAGGTAATGAGGTGTGGGATATCATCACACAAGATGACAACAGAGATTCTGTGCCATATCATTACTCAGGACTACAGGATAAAACAGGCGGATGTCGCATGGGTGAGATAGTAACAGTGACCGCTGGTTCTGGTATTGGGAAATCACAACTAGCTAGAGAGTTTGCTCACAATCTTATTAGACATGGTAAGACAATAGGCTACATTGCTTTAGAAGAAAGCATGAAACGAACAGCCTTAGGTCTCATGTCCATAGAGATGAACAAACCTCTGCACTTACAGACAACTGGAATAGCAGAAGAGGAGTTAAGAAATGCTTTCGATGCAACTCTTGGAACAGGCAGAGTATATCTGTATGACCATTGGGGTTCTACTGATAGTGATAATCTACTTGACAAAATAAGATACTTGGTTCATGGTTGTGAGTGTGAGTACATCATACTAGACCATATCAGTATTGTAGTCAGTGGACTAGAAGGTGGAGATGAGAGGAGACTAATTGACAATACAATGACACGACTACGTGCCTTAGTTGAAGAGCTTAACTGTGGTATGATACTAGTGTCACACTTGAAGCGTCCATCTGGTGACAGAGGACATGAGGATGGCGCACAAACATCTATGTCACAGTTGAGAGGTAGTGCTGCTATTGGTCAGCTAAGTGATATGGTAATTGGATTGGAACGAAACCAACAGGACAAGGACAATCCACACGTCAGCCATGTTAGAGTTCTGAAGAACAGATGGTCAGGCGATACTGGACTATGTTGCTCTTTGGAATATAGTACTTCTACTGGACGTATGGTAGAGACTATCTTCAGTGATGAAGAGGATGACATAGATTTTTAACTAGCTACTGCGGAGACAGAGCATGAAACTAATATTTGATATAGAAGCAGATAACTTATTAGACGATGTAACACAGGTGTGGTGCATTGTCACAAGAGATGTGGACACTGACGAAGTGTACGCCTTTGACCCCACTTGTATTGAGGATGGGTTGCTTCATCTAGCTAGTGCTGAGATGTTGATAGGTCATAACATTATTGAGTATGACTTAGCAGTACTCAGGAAGCTGTATAGCTTTGAGTTAGAAGATGGACAACAGGTTCTTGACACGTTGGTATACTCTAGAACTATTTGGCCTGACATACGTGAGGTTGACTTTAAGCTACACAAGCAAGGCAAGATGCCTATGGCACTGCTAGGTAGGCAGAGCCTAAAAGCTTGGGGCTACAGACTAGGAGAATTAAAAGGTGATTTCGGTGGTGATAGTCAGGACTTTGGAAGTTACAGCAAAGAGATGCTCGACTACTGTGTGCAAGACACCAAAGTTACAAGAAAACTTTATCAGAAAATTCTGGAAAAAAATTTCAGCCAAGGGGCGTTAGACCTTGAGACTGAGATACACACTCTGCTGATAGAGCAGGAGAAACGTGGCTTTGACTTTGATATAAAGGCTGCACAATCTCTGTACGCTGAGATAGCAGAGCGTAAGAACAACATTGAGACACAACTACAGGAAGTATTTGAACCTACTGTTGTTGAGATGAAGACCAAGACAAAGACAATCCCATTCAATCCTGCATCACGAAAGCAGATTGGTGAGAGGTTGATGTCAAAAGGATGGAAGCCTACTAGCTTTACTAACACAGGTGAACCTAAGGTAGACGAGGCTGTGCTAGAAAAACTAGAAATGCCAGAAGCAAAACTACTGAGCGAGTACCTACTCCTGAATAAACGCATAGGTCAGTTAGCTACAGGCAAACAGGCTTGGCTAAAGGTGGAAAGGGATGGTAAGTTACATGGTAGAGTTAATCACATGGGTGCTGTCACGTCACGTTGTACGCACAATAATCCAAACATGGCGCAAGTTCCTAGCGTGGGTTCGCCATTTGGTAGTGAGTGTAGGAGTTTGTTTCATGCACCCACAGGTTATTCCCTCTTGGGTGCTGATGCTAGTGGGTTGGAGTTGCGCTGTCTTGCTCATTATATGGCTGCTTACGATGATGGGTCTTACGCACACGAGGTAGTCAATGGTGACATTCACACCATAAACCAAGAAGCTGCTGGTCTACCCACACGTTCCAACGCCAAGACATTTATCTATGGATTTTTGTATGGCGCAGGTGATGAGAAGATTGGTAAGATAATCAACAAAGGAAGTAAGGAAGGTAAGTCTATCAAGAATAAGTTTCTGAAGAAACTACCTGCTCTAAAGTATCTGAAGGACGCTGTTGCTAAAGCGGCAGAGGACAGAGGATGGGTGAAAGGATTGGATGGTAGAGCCATACCAGTTCGTCATAGCCATGCTTCACTGAACACTTTGCTTCAGTCTGCTGGCGCAATAATCTGTAAGACTTGGTACGTGTTCATAGCACGTGCTATCAAGGAAGCAAACTTGGACGCACAGATTGTAGCGTTCATCCATGATGAGGTACAACTAGTAGTAAAGAAAGGTCAAGAAGATGCAACAGGCAAACTTATTCAGCTATGTATGGAAGAAGTCGAGCGACACTACAACTTCAGATGCAAGCTCGATAGTGAGTACAAATATGGCAGAAATTGGGCAGACACCCACTAGAGAATGTCTACACTGTTCAACACCTCTGATACATGGAGACAACTGGTCAGAGGGTAACGCTCGTACCAAGCAGTACACATGTCGAACATGTGACAGCATCAAGGGTAGAAAGAACAGGCTCAAAAGACTAGCCAAACAGATTGGTGCAACAGCCATTCGTTCTTACAACGAGAAGAAGTCAGGTGAAGTGTACATTATTACTAACTCAGCATGGCCTGATTGGGTTAAGATAGGACAGTCTATGAGTGCAGAAGATAGATTGAACAACTATCAAACAGGTAGCCCAATGCGTGACTACAAACTAGCCTATGCTGTCTATACTAAAAACAGACGAAAGGCAGAACGTGAAGCCCACAAGAGAGCAGAGCAAGTGGCAGAACGTAGTGGTGAGTGGTTCAAGATGTCTGTAGGCCAAGCAAAGGAGTGTATACAGCATGGACTTTGATTTTATGTTTAAGTTAGTCTTGACCTGTTGCTTCTTTGGTGTTACAATATGCTTATGTATTAAGTGGATTGTAGAAACCTACCTTGATTATCAACAAGTAATGAAAGGTATTCAAGTTATCACGTTGCAGCAGATGAAAGATAGGCTAGAATTACAGGAACGATTAGAACGAAGAGGTATGGACGATGACGATTTTGCTAGTTGATGGTGACATCGTAGCATACAAGGCAGCAGCGTCAGCAGAGACACCTATTAATTGGGGTGATGGTTTGTGGACACTTCACTGCTTTGAGCAGGATGTAGCAATTAGATTAGATGACCAGTTAGATAAGTTATTAGACGAAGCACCTGTGAAGGATTGTGTTATAGCTTTGTCTGATACTCAGAACTATCGTAAGGAGTTAGCACCTTACTACAAAGCTAATCGTAAGGATACTCGTAAACCTTTGCTACTAGGATGGGCAAGAGAGTATCTACGAGATACATATAACACTATAATATATAGGAGACTAGAAGCAGATGATGTCTTGGGGATATTGGGTACTGCGAATACAGATACTATTATCTGGTCTGAAGATAAGGACTTGCTTACTGTACCAGCAAAACATTGGATTAATGGAGAGGTGGTTGAAATCAGCGAAGAAGAAGCTAACTACAATCACTATGTACAAACGCTTACAGGTGATGCTACTGATAACTATAAAGGCTGTCCTAAAATTGGTGCTGTTACTGCCCATAAACTTCTTCAGGTTGAACCTACATGGAACACAGTGGTCACTGCGTATGCTAAACAAGGTTTGGGAGAAGCTGTCGCATTAGAACAGGCAAGACTAGCACGTATCCTACGAAATGGTGAGTATGACACAGATACAGCAGAGGTGAAGTTATGGACAGGCACACACTAGAAGAGATGATTGAAATGGACAGACCCACCACTGACAACAGGTTTACTGATATGGTGAACAGCCCACCCCACTACGCTGAAGGTAAGATTGAAACAATAGATTATATTGTAGATGTCTTAGGCGCATGGGAAGCTATCAGCTACTGTCATGGTAATGTACTAAAATACACAGGTTCACGTTTGTTTAAGAAAGGTAAACCTATAGAAGATGCTGAGAAAGCTATCTGGTATCTTAACAAGATGATTGAACTACTTAAAGAAACAAAAGGAAAGAACTGGTGACAACATTTAATGAGTATCAAAAGCAAGCAGTAAAGACTGCCATCTATCCACACTCACACAGCATCCTATATCCAGCGTTAGGTCTAGCTGGTGAGGCTGGTGAGGTGGCTAACAAAGTCAAGAAGTTTGTACGTGATGGTTATGACCAAGAAACCTTTGAGCAAAAGAAGATTGAGCTTGCAAGTGAGGTAGGAGATGTACTGTGGTATTGTGCAACACTAGCTCGTGACATTGGTTTTAATCTTGATGACATTGCAAAGATGAATCTCGATAAGCTGAAAGCAAGAGCAGAACGTGGGACAATAGGTGGCGAAGGGGACAATAGATGATAAGCAACCACTTACCAACAGACTATCAGACGTTCATAGCTACGAGTAGGTACGCTCGATGGCTAGAAAATGAAGGTAGACGTGAGACATGGAGTGAGACTGTAGCTAGGTACATCAACTTCATGGGTAGTAAAGTAAAGCTACCAAATCAAACATGGGATGAGCTAGAGGATGCCATTCTAAACTTAGAAGTCATGCCATCTATGAGAGCGTTGATGACAGCAGGTGATGCAGCAGACAGAGACAATACCTGTATCTATAACTGTAGTTACCTACCAGTAGACAACATTCGTGCTTTTGATGAGGCAATGTTTATCCTACTGTGCGGTACAGGAGTAGGTTTCTCTGTTGAGCGTCAGTTCATCAGTAAGTTACCTGAAGTTCCTGAGAAACTAGAGACTACTAGTGATGTCATCATGGTAAAGGATAGCAAAGAAGGTTGGGCTAAATCTTTACATAGGTTGATGACGTACTTGTACGCTGGTGACATTCCAGTGTGGGATACATCTGAAGTACGTCCTGCTGGTTCTAGACTAAAGACATTTGGTGGACGTGCATCTGGTGCTGAACCACTAGAAGATTTGTTTAAGTTTGTTGTAGCTAAGTTCAAAGGCGCATCTGGACGTAAGTTAAACAGTCTTGAGTGCCACGATATCATGTGTAAGATTGGTGAGATTGTGGTAGTAGGTGGTGTACGTAGGTCAGCTATGATTAGCTTGTCCAACCTAAGTGATGGACGCATGGCACATGCCAAGTCTGGTTCATGGTGGGAGAATGAAGGACAAAGAGCATTGGCTAACAACTCTGCTGCCTACACTGAGAAGCCTGACATGGAGACATTCATGCGTGAGTGGCTGGCTCTAGTAGAGAGTAAGTCAGGTGAGCGTGGTATCTTTAGTCGCGTGGCTGCTGACAAACATGTAGAGAAGAATGGCAGACGTGAGACAGGACACGAGTGGGGTACTAACCCATGCTCAGAGATTATCCTACGTCCTTACCAATTCTGTAACCTAACTGAGGTAGTAGTACGTCACAGTGATAACATAGATGAACTAAAACGCAAGGTACGTTTGGCTACTATACTTGGTACAATACAATCTACCTTTACAAAGATGCCATACTTGCGTAAAATATGGCAGAAAAATACAGAAGAAGAACGTCTACTTGGTGTATCATTGACAGGAATCATGGATAACTACTTACTTTCCAAGACTATTGACAGTACACGTTGGCTGGCAGAAATGAAGAAAGTAGCTATTGATACAAACGCAGAGTATGCTGATAAGTTAGGCATTGAACACTCATCAGCTATCACATGTGTTAAACCTTCTGGTACAGTGTCACAGCTAGTAGACAGTGCATCAGGAATACATGCACGTCATAGTGAGTACTACATTCGTACTGTTCGTGGTGACAATAAAGACCCACTAACACAGTTTATGAAAGACAGTGGTATTCCTGCTGAACCATGTGTGATGAAACCTGACGCCACTACAGTGTTTAGTTTTCCAATGCGTTCTCCTGTAGGAGCTATTACTCGCAATGATATGACTGCATTAGAACAACTTGCTCTGTGGAAGAACTACGCTTTGGCGTGGTGTGAACACAAACCATCTGTGACTATCACAGTACGTGATGCTGAGTGGATGGAAGTAGGAGCATGGGTATACGAGAACTTTGACATTTGTTCTGGTATCTCATTCCTACCACACAGTGACCACACCTATGCACAAGCTCCATATCAAGACATTACAAAGGAAGAATATGAAGAGTTGTATGAGAAGATGCCGAAGGAGATTGATTGGGCGGCTTTGTCTCTATATGAGAAAGAAGACACTACCAGTGGGTCACAAACTCTAGCCTGTACAGCAGGTGCTTGTGAGATAGTTGATATCTAAAGTTACATCATTAGCGAAAGTTTGTTTATTATGAAAGTATTAGGAAACGACTTTAACATTACAGATGGCCTACTAAACCATTTGACTGCAATCTACCCCAACAAACTACCGCTTGAACAGATTTCCTCTGAGGATTTAGCTTTCCTCAGGGGACAACAATCTGTAATAGATAAGTTAAAAGAGTTACAACACAGAGATTTTGAGGAAGATTGACATGGGTGGAGTTTTTTCACAAAGAACACCTGCTCCTTTACCTGCTCCTGCTCGTCCTATTACTGCTGTTACTAAGACACCTGAATTAGAACTAGCTGATGATACAGAAGTAACAACAGAAATAGGTAAGAAAAAGAAGGGCAAGAGAGCATTAAGAACAGACGTTAAACAAGAAACTGGACAAGTACCAAAAGCGGTAGCTGGTCTACAAATAAAGAAAGGTAGTTAAAATGGGCGGTGGACGTAAATCAACACCTGCACCACCACCTCCTGTAATGTTAAGGAGTTCTGTTAGAGAAATGGAACAAGATACTCCTATGACTGTAGAAACAGAAGGTGAAGGTATACGTAGAAAACGTAGAGGTAAACGTGCATTAATAGCACAGCCAGCAGCCGCTAATGTAGGCGGTGAAGGTACATCAGGGCTACAGATTCCGAAGGGATAAGTAAATGGAACAAGAGGTAGGAACACTAGCCAAACGCTACAGCCAGCTAGAGGCTGAACGAGACACGTTTCTAGAAAGAGGACGTGAAGCAGCAAAGCTAACTATCCCTACTCTTTTGCCAGATGAAGGACACAGCAGTACTACTAGGTATGCTACACCATATCAAGGCATTGGGGCAAGGGGTGTAAATAATCTAGCATCTAAACTCCTACTTGCTCTATTACCACCTAACAGTCCATTCTTTCGTTTGACGATTGATGACTTTGACTTGCAAGTTATAGCAGGTGACAATCGTGGTCAAGTAGAAGAGGGACTAGCACGTATTGAACGTGCAGCAATGCAGGAGATTGAGAGTAAATCTATACGTGTTCCTGTCTTTGAGGCACTAAAGCTGCTTATCGTAACTGGTAATGCGCTAGTATATATGCCCAAAGAAGGTGGCATGAAAGTATACAGGCCAGATAGATACTGCGTCAAGCGTGACGCTATGGGTAATCTACTGGAAATTATTACAAAAGAGAGCATATCTGCTCTTATGCTTCCAGAAGAAGTACGTGCATTAATACCTGCTCAAGAAGATTCGCATAAAACAGGTTCTCCTGTAAAGAACTATGACCTTTATACTTGTCTTACAAAGCAAAAAAATGGCTACATGACACACCAAGAGGTAGCTGGTATTGAAGTACCTAATTCACGTGGTACATTTAAAGAAGAAACTAACCCATTTATTCCATTACGTTTTATACGTATTGATGGTGAAGACTATGGACGTGGTTTTATTGAAGAGTACATGGGAGACCTACGTAGTCTTGAGGCGTTGACCCAAGCTATTGTACAAGGTAGTGCTGCTTCAAGTAAGGTACTGTTTATGGTTCGTCCAAATGGTACTACAAAGTCTAAGGACTTGTCCAAAGCACCCAATGGTGCGTTTGTTAATGGTGACGCTAATGATGTTTCTACTCTGCAAGTACAAAAGTCAGGTGACTTTAGAGTTGCCTTAGAAACTATGCGTATGATTAATGACAGATTGGCAGCAGCCTTTCTGTTAAATTCATCTGTACAACGTGCAGCAGAGCGTGTAACTGCTGAGGAAGTACGCTTTATGGCACAGGAGTTAGAGACTGCTATTGGTGGTATCTACTCTATTCTTTCACAAGAGTTTCAGATGCCATTAATTAATCTACTACTAGCATCTCTGCAAAAGCAGGGCAAGATGCCTAAGATGCCTAAGGATAGTGTTAAACCTACTGTTGTTACAGGCATTGAGGCACTAGGACGTGGACAAGACTTAAACAAACTTGCAACATTCTTACAATATCTTCAGCCTTTAGGTGCAGAAGTTATAGCAAGTGAGATGAATTTGGGTGATTACATAGACAGACTAGCAGCCTCTCTAGGTATTGACACCTCTGGTCTAATTAAATCAGAGGAACAAAAGCAGCAAGAAGCAATGATGCAACAACAACTAATGCAACAACAAATGTTAGAACAAGGGGCTATGGGTATGGCGCAAGCAGCCGCACCACAAATAGCCAAAGGAGCAATGGAAGCGGAGTAATAAATGGCAGAAGCTATTAACACTTATCAAGAACCTGAGGCTGAATCTCAAGAGCATGTTAAAGAAATGCTTGAGAAAGTAGAAGGTAGTCAGCAAGACCCTGAACGTCCTGAGTGGCTACCTGAGAAGTTTAAATCAGCAGAGGACATGGCTAAAGCATACTCAGAGTTAGAGAGTAAGCTAGGTCAAGGTCAAGAGGAAGAAGCAGAAGTTACAGGACAGGAAACTGCCTCAGAAGTATCTGAGCTTCTAGATGCTAATGGTTTAGACTTTGATGTATTCCAACAAGAGTATGCAGAAACTGGTGAATTATCTTCTGATGCTTATGCAGCATTAGAACAAGCTGGTTTTTCTCGTGGTATTGTAGACACATGGATACAAGGACAAGATGCTCTTGCGACACAAGTTACATCTGAAATGTACGATGTAGTTGGTGGTCAACAGGAATACGAACAGATGATTTCATGGGCATCAGACGCACTACCTGAGAGTGAAATTGATGCCTTTAATGCAACAATGGAAACGCAAGACCCTAGCATGATTAGGCTTGCAATACAAGGTCTTAACGCTCGTTATCGTTCAGAGGCAGAACCTTCCCTTATGCAAGGTAGTACAGGTACTGTATCCTCTGGTGGGCGTTTTGAAAGCAATGCGGAACTCACTGCTGCTATGAGTGACCCTAGATACAGTAAAGACCCTGCCTACAGGCAACAGGTAGCTGATAAGCTTGCTCGTTCTAGCCTGTTCTAATTGTTGTTGGGAGCAGGGGGTTCGTCCCCCTCTCCTTTTAAGTACATCTAGCTGGTGTATTTAAAAGGGGCAACCCTATTCTCAAAGTTACTAAGCACGAATAACCCTGACCCCTTGCGAGGGACAATCTGTTGGCGAAAGTATAGTAAAGTTGAGGCACTAACTTTAACTTAAACATAATGAGGTGAATAAGATGGCTTCAGCCGCTTCAAATCCGGCCTATAGCGTAAGCTTTCAAGGCCAAAATAACCTCACAGGTGACGTTCGTGACCTCTTCCTAAAGCTGTATGCTGGAGAGGTTCTGACTGCCTTTGAGGAAAAGAAAGTCCTTATGGATAAAGTACGTACTCGTACTATTTCCAAAGGCAAATCAGCATCGTTCCCAATGACAGGACGTGCAACTGCCGAATACCTAACCCCAGGAAATGAAATTACTGGTGGTAGCATCCGAGCAGGTGAACGCATTGTAACCATTGACGATTTGCTGATTAGCTCTCAGTTCATTGCGAACATTGACGAAGCTATTAACCACTACGATGTACGCAGCATCTACTCTAAAGAAGCTGGTATTGCGTTGGCTAACGAAGCTGACCGTAACGTAGCACGTATGCTGGTAAAAGCTGCGCTGTCAACTAACGCAACTCGTGCTGCTGGTCTTGTACAAGACTATAAAGCATTTGGTGAAGAAGACTTTACTGATAACGTAACTATCGGTACTGCTGCTGGCGATGCGACAGACCCAGCTAAGATTGCCAAAGCTATCTTTGACGCACGTAAAGAGATGGAAGTAAAGAACGTACCAACTGATGGTGCATGTGTAGTTCTTGCTCCTGACCAGTACTATGCGTTGATGGACGTAACTGATGGCAATAAGCTTGTCTACATGAATCGTGACTTTGGTGGCAATGGTTCAGTAGCTAACGCAACTGTAGCTTCTATTGCTGGTATGCCTATCCTTATGTCTAACCATGCTAACGTATCTAACCTGTATGTGAACTTCACTACTGGTGATGCTAACGAAGGTAAGACTTCTGATAACGCTCCACTAGCTAATACTGCTGGTTCAGGCCGCACAACTCACTATGACCTGCCTACTGCTGCTGTAGATGGTGCAGACATGGTTGCTCTTGCTGCTAAGTTTAAGGGCTTTGTGTTTACTCCTGACGCTGTAGCTACTGTCAAGTTGCTTGACTTGGGCATGGAATCTGAGTACCAGATTAATCGTCAAGGTACACTCATGGTTGCTAAGTACGCAATGGGACACAACGTCCTGCGTCCAGCATCATGCGTTGCTTTGTCACAAGCCTAATTAATATTGGGGAGAGGTTACTAGTGCCTCTCTCCTTTTTATAGGACAGTATCATGAGCAAAGATTTAAAAATTAACAAGTCACGTGTCAATGAGGCTGGTAACTACACAAAACCTGCCATGCGTAAGCGTATGTTTAATGCTATTAAGGCTGGTACAAAAGGCGGTAACGCTGGTCAGTGGTCAGCGAGAAAAGCTCAGTTGCTTGCGTCTCGTTATAAAAAAGCAGGTGGGGGCTATACAACATGAGGCCGCCACAGCAAAGTTTAAAGAATTGGACAAAGCAAAAATGGCGAACAAAATCTGGAAAGAAATCCTCTGTAACTGGAGAAAGATACTTGCCTTCAGCAGCTATAAAAAGTTTGAGTGCTGCGGAGTATGCGGCAACAACAAAAGCTAAACGAGAAGGTAAGCGTAAAGGCAAACAGCATGTGCGCCAACCACTAAAAATTGCAAAGAAAACTAGACAGTATAGGACTTAATTATGCCAAATGTAGCAGGTAAAAAATATTCGTACACAAAAGCAGGTATGGCTGCGGCTAAAAAAGAAGCTGAAAAGACAGGCAAACCTATGATTAACAAGTATAAAAAGAAGAAGTGATATGGCTATAGAGCGTGGTGGAGAAACCTTTAAAGGTCTTAGAATACCTAAAAGAACGCCCAACCATCCCAAGAAGTCCCACGCTGTTCTTGTAGGCACAAAGGATAAACCTAGACTAATTAGGTTTGGTGAGCAAGGTGCTAAGACAAATCAAAATCCTACACAACGTAAAGCTTTCAAAGACAGGCATCGTAAAAACATAGCCAAAGGCGAGAGCAGTGCAGCATTTTGGGCTAACAAGGTGAAGTGGAAAGCGTAACATGGCAACAACAACCCAACTAGATGCAGTAAATACTATGCTCTCTGCGATAGGTGAAGCACCTGTCAACAGCCTTTCCTCTGGTTTGGTTGAAGCCGAAATAGCAGAGACTATACTTAACACTGTAGACAGAGAAGTGCAGTCAATGGGCTGGCACTTTAACACAGAACTAAATAAATCTTTTGCACCAGACACTAGCGGTAACATAGTATTAGGTACAGACATCCTACGTGCAGATGCTACACTAGAAGCAGAAAGCCCTGACTTAGTTCAGCGTGGCTTAAAAATGTATGACAGAAAAAACCATACGTTTAACATTGGAGCAAACACAAACTTAGATGTAGTGGTTCAGTTAACTTTCAATGATTTGCCTGAGGTAGCTAAAAGATATATTACACTCAGAGCAACAAGAATATTTCAAGACCGTATTGTTGGGTCTAATACTCTTCACGACTTTCAGATACGTGATGAAGAACGAGCATTGTTTGAACTAAAAGAGTTTGATAAGGCTGCTGATGACCACAACATATTTGATAACTATGATACATTTAGTATTATTGATAGGCAGGGTAGGAGAACTTTCTAATGGCACTCATCAGTCAATCTATCCCCAACCTTATCAATGGGGTATCTCAACAGCCACCTTCTCTACGCCTAAACACACAGGCAGAGTTACAAGAGAATGGATTGTCTAGTGTGGTATCAGGCTTGTCTAAACGTCCTAGCACACAGCATGTGGCTGACTTAGGAACTATATCTAATCTTGACAAAGCATTTATACATACTATTCGTAGAGATGAGAATGAGTTTTATTCTCTAGTGATTGACACAGCAGGTACTATTCGTGTGTTTGATAAAGATGGTACATCTCGTACTGTTACTAACAACGCATCTTCTTATCTGAATGGATTGACTGACCCTAGCCAAGAACTAGCGGCAGTGTCTATTGCTGATGCTACCTTTATTGTAAATAAAAACACTACAGTAGCCAAAGCTGCTACAACATCACCTACACGTAATCCAGAAGCTCTAGTATATGTTAAGCAAGCTGATTATTCTTCTACCTATCGACTAGTAATTACCAAAGGTTCTAGTACTAGTACTGTAGAATTTGCTACAAAGTCTAGTACACAAGGTAGTACAGCAGACGCACAAAACGCAGAACGTGGTGCATCTACTGATATCATTGCAGAGAACCTAGACACGTTCTCAGCTACAGGTGTTAGCACTACGTACTATGATAACATTACTAACGCCTCTGCTGTTACTGGCATTACAATTACTCGTTATGGTTCTGTACTACATATTCAATCTACTAATACTACAGACTTTCAAGTAGAGGTAGGTGATTCGCATGGTGGAGACCACTTACTCGTATTTAAAGATGAAACACCTGATTTTAAAAAACTACCTGTAGAATCTCCAAATGATTTTGTCATAAAAGTGTCAGGTGATAATCAGAAAGCACAAGACGATTTCTATGTTAAATTTAGTGATGGGGTGTGGAAAGAAACAGTAGAGCCTAATATTCTAATTAATTTAGATGCGGCTACAATGCCACACAAACTAACTAAAGATGCAAGTGCTAACTTTACTTTTGATGTAGCAACCTACACAGAAAGAAAAGTAGGCGATGATGATACTAACCCCTACCCATCTTTTGTAGGATTTACTATTGCAGATATATTCTTTCATCGTAATAGATTAGGATTACTAGCAGATGAAAATGTAGTGTTATCTCGTGCAGGTGAGTTTACATCGTTTGATTTCTTTCGTAAGTCAGTACTAACAGTTGTAGATAGTGACCCCATTGACGTGGCTGTGTCCTCTAACAAAGTTAGTATACTTAAACATGCTGTACCATTTAACGAAGCACTATTGCTCTTTTCTGACTTAACACAGTTTAAGCTAACAGGAGACCCTGTACTTACACCAGAGACTGTAAACGTAGCAAACACCACAGAGTTTGAGGCGTCACTACGAGCTAAACCAGCACAGGTTGGTAAGTACGTATACTTTGCTTCTAAGCGTGGTGCTTGGTCTGGTATGTGGGAATACTTTGTAGATACTGATACAGATACTAATGATGCTAGTGAGATTACAGCACACGTACCTGAGTACATTGATGGTGAAATAACAAACATTCAAGCATCTTCTAACGAAGACATGCTCATACTACAATCCTCTGACGATGCACAGGCGTTCTACGTATATAGATACTACTGGCAAGGTAGAGAAAAACTACAAGCATCTTGGTCACGATGGGTATTTGGTGGTGATGTTATAGGTCTATCATTTAACAGAGCAGATATCTACCTACTAATTAAACGAGGTACTAATTTATTCTTAGAACGTATTAACCTATCAGTAGATGAGGCAGCTTCCTATACAGATGGTGGCTTTTCTATACACCTAGACAGACGAGTACAACTAGAAACATCAGGACTAACTACTGTACCCTATACAGATAGTAATACTAAGTATATTGCACAAGATGGTAGCATAATAGCTTTGTCGGCTGTAGCAGGTAAACTATCTGCTGGTGAAAAAGTATATGCTGGTGTACCATTTACATTTAAATACCAGTTCTCTGAACCTGTACCTAAGATAAATAACAATCCTGTTACTACAGCAGACCTACGTATTAGTAACTGGTCTGTAGTTTACAACGACACAGGTTTCTTTACTGTTAAGAGTACACCTGCTAGACGTACTACTTACACACGTACCTTTACAGGACGCATAGTAGGTGGTGCTACTAACTTACTAAACAAGGCTGCTATTGATAGTGGTACTTACGAGTTTGGTGTAGTAGGTAACTCAGATACAGAGATAGTACTAGAAAGTGATAATCACCTTCCTTGCGTTTTCCAAAGCGCAGAGTGGGAAGGGTTCTATACACTACGTTCAAGGAGAATGTAATGAAGGGTCATGTGAGGAAGAGTACTCAAGCTGACGTTGATTGGTTAAAACATAATCTAAGACCAGAGGACGCAGAAGAGGTTACAGCCTCACATGGTAGCCCTGAACAAGCATTACAAGAAAGTTTTGACTACTCTGAAGAATGTTGGACAATTATTGTTGACGATACAGAAGAGATAGCAGGAATGTATGGTGTATGTAAAGAAGACAATATGACAGGAGTTGTGTGGCTTCTTACTTCCCCACCTATAACAAAGATATGGCTACCTTTCCTACGTGGTTCACGTAAGTGGGTGGCAGAAATAAACAAGAAGTACCCCCTACTAACAAACGCTGTAGATGAAGAGTATAAGGTAGCTATTGATTGGCTACGCTTTGTCGGCTTCACATTTATTAAACGACATGAAACATGGGGTGTAGGTAATAAACCCTTTTTAGAATTTGTGAGGATAGACAATGGCTATTGACCCTATGACCGCACTAAGTATTGGTCAATCTGTAGTGGGCTTTATGGAAGCCAATAGAGAGGCACAGCAACAACAGGCTTATTATCTAGCTAATAGACAAAGAGCAATTAAAGCACGTGATTTAAAAATACAAACTTTAAATCAAAGATTGATACAAGAAAATCAAGCTATAGCATCTCAAAAGTTTCAGCTTGAAATAGAAAGATTAAAAAAACAAGGTTCTCTTGAAGTAGCTACTGGTGAGGCTGGCATAGCTGGTGCTTCAGTTGATGCTCTATACAATGATTTTTCAGCACAGGCATTAAGAGGTAAAACAGTATTATCTCAACAAGCAGATGCTATAGAAAAGCAAATAACATTGGAAAAACGAGGAGCAGATGCAGAGGCTGAGAGTAGAATAAACTCTGTACGTCAAGGACAAAAGCCAAGCTTCTTAGCTCACGCTGTTGGTGGCGCAGCTAAAGCTACAGGTACTTATTACTCTGGTTTAAGTGAAACAGAACAAGACGCTTTCTTAAAAAGATTTAGTATAGGTTAGGATTTAACATGGCACGACAAAGGGTACAAGTACAAAACATCCAAGCCCCTACTGAAGTTAGACCTACAGCTAGGGTAGTAGAAACTTATGTTAAACCTGCTGCACCAGAATTTAGACCTTCTGCACTCTCGCAGTTTATAGAAGGTATAAGCCCTGCTATACAGACTATTTCTCAGATTGAAAAAGAGAAAGAAGTAAAACGCCAGATAGAAATAGAAAAAGGCGAGAAAAAGAAAAAAGCAGCAGAGGCAAGACTAATACTAAGTAGAGCCACACGTGCTGCAAAATCCGCAGGTAACGAAGCTTTAGTAGTAGACCCTGATAAATACTATGGGGAAGGTGGTGAAGAAGCTCTTACTGAGGTTAGAAGAGAAGCCGTTGCTGATATTTTTGCTGAAATAAAAGATGAAGAAATTTTAGAAGCTGTTGAGGCTGACTTTAAACTTGCTAACATAGAATGGTTTGAAAAAAACTTTGACCCTGAGAAGAATAAACATTTAAGGGGTAAAACATTAGGTAATGTATTTAATGAAGTCATAGCTATTGAAGAAGACGATACTATGACAATGGCTGAGAAAGAACAAGAAATAGAAGCATTGTTTCAGCAGACTGTTGACACTTATGAGAACATAAGCTTTGCTCATGTCAACCAGTTTGCAGTAGGTACTTTACAAAGACGTACACGAGAGTTTGGAAAAGGTGCATTGTATAATGTACTTGATAAACGAAATCAATTTAATGCTGGTAACTTTCTTGAAGCTGGTATAAAGATAGATGGAGATAATGAAAGTTATCAAGACGAAAAGAAACCTGAAGTTATAAGCTCTGCTATTGAACAGATGATAGCCATAGAAAAAGCTACCAATAGAAGTGCTGCTGAAAAACAGGCAGCTTTCCAAGATATCATAACTTCTACTACACAAAACAACTCTTTTGTATCAGAAGATGATATTTACTTTGCTATGGCTAACGTAGCACAGGAACGTATGTTTGAAAAAACTACGACACCTATGTATGAGTTTTTAAAATCAAAACCAGAGGCTATGAACAATCCTAACATGGCTTCTAACTTTGATAACATTAACAGAATAATTAGTCAAACTGAGGCTAATCAAAAGAGAGAAAGAGAAGCTGCACAAGCTAAACTTGATAAGGAAAAACTAGAAGCTGCTGATGATTTAACGAAGCGCACTGCTATTACTACATCTGTAATTAGTTTTAGGCAAGGTGCTTTTGTCAGTGAGATGATAGGTAAAGAGGTTGTCTTACCTAGTGGTAAATCTTATACCATAACTAAGGATGATGCCATTACTGAGTTTGAGCGACAAAGCCAGATAGCCCTACAAGAAAAGCTACAGTTAGCTGAACAAGAAGAAACTATCTCTGGTGAAACTTATAACGAAGCTGCTATAGCACAAAGACATCTTGCAGAAGATATGGAAAACTTCTACAATAAGATTGGTGCAGTACCTAGAGTACTAGCTGACCCTATCAATACAAATGTTTCTTTGTTGACCTCTGTGCCTTTATCAGGTGTTAATGATGAACAAACTCTGGCTAAAGCTGAAGAGGTTTTAACAGCTTATACTGCTATGAGGGCAATGGGTGCTGATGTTAAAAACACAAATGTTACAGATAACGATACATACAGGTTGAAAGCTTTAGACTTTTTTAAGAATACTATGGGCATGGACATGGCAACAGCTTTGTCTAAAGTTCAAGGTAAGAAGATTGATGCTACTGTTGGTAACGTAGATGTTGAAGAACTAACAAAGGATGGTTTTATATTCTCTAGGTCTGAGTTTAGAGACATTAGAAATAATGGACACGTAAGAGAATACATCAAACGTGGTGCTGAATACCTAATGGCCTTAGAAGGAATGACTAGGGAAAAAGCTTTGGAGTTAATGAGCCAAGAAGCTGAACTAGACTTTGTTGTTGTTAAAGACAAGAACGGTGTCAAGACAGCCTTAGAAAAACTATCAGGTGATATGAGACTAGCAGGTACAAGTCCTGAGACTATTCAGAACTTTGTAAATGCAGTAGCTGAGATACCTGATGTACAGGATGTTATAAATCGCATTGAGCCTAATGGTGCTATATCACTAGCTAATGATTATGATAATCCTCAGGTACTTACTTTGGTTATCAACGATGAAGATGGTGCTATGACCACCGCTTTAGCTTCTATTGACATGGCTACCTTGCAAGGCACGACTATGGAAATAATCGTAGAAAATGCCTTGAGAGAAATCAACAAACAACTTCCTACTTTAAATATTGGTAATGTTGTAGGTTCTATTGAGGAAGGTCTAGTAGGAAAAACTGGATTAACACCAGAACAATTTAAAAGAATGTATCCATACAGTAGGATTGTAGAACAGGATGCTGCTGAAGTAGTAAACGATGTTGTATCAAACGAAGAAAAAACTACGTTTAGAAAAAGAGGACGTAAGTAGAGGTTAATCATGGCAGAACAGTTTAGTCAACGAACCCAAACATTACTTGGTTTTCAAAAGGAGATGCCTCTTCCTTTTACTACAATAATCTCACGCAAAGATATTAATGCTGAGATAGCTGCTAGTAAGGAAGAAACAGAAAAGATGGACTTTTCTACTCTGTATGGTATGGCTATTGACCAAGAGTGGATAGTTCCTACTTTACAGAACAACTCCTTTAGACTAACTAACACACCAGAAAAACCTATGTCAGAAGAAGAACTGACACCAGAAGTAGCTAAACAACTCACAGAGGGTCTAACAGACCAACGAGCCATTGAAGACATTTTAAAGATGGCTCGTACCTCTGGTATTAATATGGCTTTAAAACTAGCTGACAACTATCGTAACATTCAACGCAATAATGAAACCTTTGCTTCCTACGGCCTCACAGGTGTAGGGGCAGTAGGTCTTGCTGCTATGACTGACCCTGCTGAGATAAGTGCTATTGCTGGTCTTACAGCAGGAGTTACAGCACTTACAGGTGGTTTTGGTACTGTACCTACTGCTGTTGCTGGTGGGTCTGTACAGACAGCAAGAGGCTTGAAGAAAGCCTATAGTGTGTCCAGAGCCTTAAAGACAGGCTTTGCTGTCGGTGCTTTGGAAGCCGCTACTGTGGAAAGTATTAGAGCTAAGTTTCGCTATGATGTAGATGGCGGTGACGTTATGCTGGCTGCTCTTATTGGTGGAGCAGCAGGTGGTGGTTTAAATGCCGCTACTACTGCTTTTGCAAGACGAGCAAAGGTTAAAAATCTTGCCAGACGAAATGCACTAGGCGATGAACTTACTGCTGACGAACTGAGGTTCTTAGAAGAAAACGATGGAGATGCTCTTACTGAACGTATGATAGACGAAGCGGAAGCTCGTGATGATTTTGAAGAACCAGAATCAAGGGGAGACTTTGACGAAGAGGCTGAAAGAACTGTTCAGCAGCGTGGTAAATTTAGAGAGCTACGTGCTAAAAACTCTTCTTTTGTTAGAGCAAAAAACTCAGAAAACAAATTTACAAGACTAGCTGCTGATATTCAAGGACTGAATAGCACTGGTAACGTAGATGGTTCTGCTGTACGTTTCTCTGCTTCTGAGCGTAAGACAAACATTGAGATGTCTTATCGCACTCAGTTTGACAGAGTAATGAACTATGCTCGTAAACAATGGAGAAACGAAACAGGCGGTAAAGTACAAGAATTTAATGTGCTTGTATCTCGTGCTGTAAGAGGTATTGATGAGAACCCTCATCCAGCAGTTAAACAGGTTGCAGACCATGTAGAAGCCTCACATAACAAGCTTGCTAAACAGGCTGTGGATGCTAACGTAGCTGGTTTTTATAAAGACACTTTTAAAGATATGCCTAACTATCTACCACGTTTGTTTAATTATGATAAGGTAGATGCGCTTAGAACTAAACTAGGACGTACTAATGATGAGCCTTTTAATCAGTTAATAGAAAAGGCTATCAGACAGGGACAGCCTGAGTTAGTTGCTAATGTTCGTAGAGTGTTAAGAGCTTCTGCAACTAAAGACATTACTGATGCAGATGTAGATAACTACATTAAGAAGATGGCTAGAGGCTACGCACGAACCATACTACGTAATGACTTACCAAAAGGTCACGCAGGTAGGGGTGTAGAATTTAATGTAGAAGACCTACAGAGAGTAATGAGAGAAGAGGGTTTTGGTGCTGAAGATATTGATGGAATTGTAGATATACTTACAAGAACTACCACAGTAAAAGCACACAAAAGAGCAAGGCCAAGAGTAGTTCTTGATGAATCGGCCTCTATTGATGTTGAAATAGACGGAGAAATTCAAAAACTACGCTTTTATGATTTACTAGAAGAAGATATTGAAAACCTAAATAGTGCTTACATATTTCAAATGTCAGGTGCTATTGGACTAGCTAAGAACGGTGTTAATACAAATGAACTAGGTAGTTCAATGGAAACATTGCTACGGAAAATGGATGATGAGTATGACCGTCTTGGAACTGACGCAAGCATAAGAGAAAAAGAAAAGCAAGCTGTTGAGTTTATGTATGATGGGATTACAGGTAGACTTGGTTTTAATGAAGGTGTACCTACATCCACACGTGTTGGCCTTAGAAGAATGAGAGAGTTTGGCTTTGCTACTTATATGGGTATGTCAGGTATGTCAGCCCTTATGGAAATAAGTAACGCTGTACTAGAATATTCTATTCCTGTTCTTCTTAAAAACACTCCAAGATTAGGTAGTCTGATACGTAAGGCACGTAATGGTCAACTAGAAGATGGCCTTATGAGAGAGCTAGAAGTTATCAGTGGTTTGGGTGGAGATGTCATCTCTGGCAAAACTACACGCTCAACTCGCTATGAAGGTGTTATAGCTGATAGCCCTTACAAAGGTGACTATAATAAGTGGGATGAAGGTCTAGGACAGCTTAGAGAAAAAACAGCTTTGCTATCAGGTCTGAGTACTGTAACAGCAGGGCTACGTAGGCTGTCTATGCTAAATTATGCTACGACATGGGCTAGGTCTATGCGGAAGGGTAAGCTTCCTTTCTCTAAGATTAAGATGGAGCAGCTAGGTATCTCTACTAAGAGTATAGATGGTAAACCTTCTATGGCTGACCGAATACAATCTCAAATTAGAGAAAACTCTACATTTAGAAATAAGAATACTTTACTTAGCTTAAATGTAGCTGAATGGACAGATAAAGAAGCTGCTGAGATATTCCAGTTGTCTGTATTTAGAGAAGCTACTCAGAATGTACAGGAAGTAAACATAGGTTCTGTGTCTCCGTTTATGCGTTCTGAGGTAGGTAAGACTTTCTTCCAGTTTCTTTCGTTTACACTAGCATCAGTAGAACAACAAACCATGAGGCTTGGGGTTCGTGCTGCAAACGGTGACGCTGCTACTGTAGCTAAAATAATGTTAGGTGCTGTATTCATGGGTTACATGATGTACACTGCTAGGGTAAATCTAAACGCAGCAGGTAGAAGCGACAGAGAAGAGTACCTTGAAGAAAGATTTTCACCCTTAAATCGAGCAAAAGGTGTCTTTCAACAAATAGGTGCTGCTTCTATATTCCAATATGTTGCAGAAATTACGTCAGGAGCTATGGCTGGTAACACCAATGCTATAACTCCACCTGCTTTATCTTTGATAACAAATGGTTTTAACACAGCAGCCAATATATTTGAAGGCGAAATGACAGAAAGAGAGTGGAGACAACTTACTAGGTTAATGCCTTTGTCTTCTTTGTATGGTGTCAGACAAATTCTAAATGGTCTTGCACAGGAAGCAGCTAGGCTTACAAATTAATCTAAAGTTACATCATTGACGAAATATAAGAGGAAAAGAAATGCCTTTTTCATATCAAAACTACGAACCAACAAATAACACTACGGATACTTTTAATATCCCTTTTGACTACACTGCTGAGTCTGAAATCAGTGTGACTGTAGATGGTGTGGCACAAACTGGCCTTACTTTTCCTTCTACTTCAACAGTGCAGTTGACATCTCCTGTGGCCTCAGGTTCACTCGTACAGGTACGCAGGACTACAGACCTTACAGCACGTGACGTGGACTTTGCTTCTGGCTCAGTGCTAACAGAAGAAGACTTGGATAATTCTAATATTCAGGTCTTCAGAGCTTCACAGGAAGCTATTGATAAAGCTAACGATTCTATTGCTTTGGATAGTGATGATAAATTTGATGCACAAAGCAAAGTAATCAAGAACGTAGCAGACCCTGTAAATAATACAGATGCTGTAAACAAACAGTTCATCTCTACAAACTTACCAAATATTAACACTGTAGCAGGTATTGCCACAGATGTTACAAATGTAGCCGCAGACGCAACAGATATAGGAACAGTTGCTGGTCAAATTAGCCCAACAAACAATATAGCGACTGTTGCTGGACTTGCTACAGAAATAGGTAACTTAGGTACAGCCCAAGCTGTTTCTGATATGAACGCACTTGCTCCAGCTTCTGTTCGTGCAGACATGGATACACTAGCTGACATATCTACTGATATTACTACAGTAGCTGGTAAGGCATCTTTAATTACTACTGACTTTGTATCAGACCTTAACACTGTTGCAGTGACTGATGTAATTAACGACATTAATCTTTTGGCTACTTCTGATATTGTATCAGACTTAAACACGCTAGCAACAAGCGATATCGTATCTGATTTAAACACGTTAGCAACAACAGACATAGTAAATGACATAAACACACTAGCAACAACTGATGTTATCAATGACTTAAACCTATTAGGTACTAGTGATTTTGTTTCTGACTTAAACACTATGGCTACAGCACAGAATGTTTCTGACTTAAATGACGTTGCTGGCGCTTTGACAAACATTAATTCAGTAGCTGGAAATATTGGGTCAATAAACACCTTTGGAGAAAGGTATAGGATAGGAACAGGAGACCCTACTACATCACTTGATGAAGGGGATTTGTTCTTCAATTCAACTGATAACCAGTTAAGATATTACAATGGTACAAGTTGGGTAAATGCAACCACAGCTTCAATAACTAATGGTACATTTGAACGTCAGACTTACACAGTAGGTACTGCGTCTGGTAGCTATGATGGCTCAACAACTGTGTTTCCAATTACATACGATGCTGGCTTTGTAGATGTTTACCTTAATGGTGTTAAGTTAGCCCCTGCCGATTTTACAGCAACAAACGGTACAACTGTAACATTAGGAACTGCGGCTGGCTCTGGCGATACTGTTGATATGGTA